CACCAGACGTGAAGTGTCTCTCAATTTGCGGAACGTCATCGTTGCCGTTGGTGACGGCATATCGGTGACGGGGCCGCTGACGCTTGAGCCGCTGTAGCTCAAGCTGAACACGTTAGTCCAGGGAACCTTAGTCCATTGGCTAAGGGACTGGAACACGCTGTATAGCTCGGGGCCTACGCCTTGCAGTTGCGCTTTCCACGCTTCGTTTGCCATCAGGAACGAACCGCTTTGACCTTGTACTTCAACGTAAAGCCATCAAGACGCCAGAGCACGTGCTCGACCGTAGGCCCAGCAAACTTGATTGCAACTGCTTTCGCAGTTCCAATCACCTGGGTGCGGAACACCTCGTCGTAGTCGGTCGTGCTCGACAACGGGTTCGTGGTAGCAATCGAGATCGTCTTCGCAGTAGTGATTGGGTCGTAGTCCTTGTAGACCGTTACCGTAAACGTGCCGACTTGATTGGCCGTCAACACAAACTCGGGCTTGGTCCACCGCTTGTCCACGACAGGTTGGCCCGCTACGTACCAGCGGCTGACCCAGTAGCCGTCGATGTGATCGTTGGTCCCCAGGTATGTGTCGCGAGTGGCAGTCTTGTCTTCGGCGTAGAACGTCTTGTCCAGCCAGACGCCGTGCAGCTTGCCACGCCACAGAAAGTACGCCCGAGACTTGATGTCGTTCTTTGTCCACGCACCTGTTGCTGGATCATATACCAACGAGGAAGCGTTGGTCGGAACGGAGAGTGCCCGACTTGTGGCGTCAGGGATGCTCACCCACACGCGCTCTGTTTCCGTTGAATACCCCACCGCAACCGTGTCGTACTGGCCATACGAGAAGGCGCTTTCGTAACCCGTCGCAACGGGTGGAGTGTACGCTGGAAAGAGGCTGGTAATCTTCTCTGAGAGAAGCCGTACTTGACCGCTCTGGTAAACGCACAACCCCTTACCAGCATCAAAGAAATACACGGCACCAGTTGGCGCACGACACGTGGCGTACGGCCCGCTGGAACCCACCAAGTTCGATATGTTGACCAAGTTGAACGTGTCGGCGTCATAACCGTACAGTGCCCAAGTGCTGCTGTTCTTTAGAATCAGTAGGTGATCTCCAGCGGAGATTACCGACACGATTGGGTCATTTGAGTGACCAATATCTATGTAGTCATCGGTACGCCAAGAGCCGCCATCGCCAGGGTGGCTCCAGCGGATGCGGTTGTAGTTGATTGTTGCAACTGCGGTTGATCCGACGATGCCGCTGGCGTACTCAACGGTATATCCACAGAACGCGTAGCCAAGGTGTGAACAGGCAGTGCGGGCATCGGGTGAGTGAGCCCCACTGGGCGCAGCAAACGAATCCTGAAAGCGACCGACGCCTGTCCATGTGTTCAGCGAAAAGCCCGTGCTTCTGTAGCTAACATTCTGATTGTAACTTGCAGCGGCCGTGCCGAGCCTTAGACCAAACGCATATATGACAGTCCCAACGGAAGCCCACGTTGAACTTTCCAAGTTTAGAGCAATCGACGAGCCAGTGTGAGTAAGCGACGTAAAGTAACGGTTGGCAAAGTACAAAGTTTCACTGCTGGTGCCTAGGCCGAGAATGAACGGTTTGCCAACGATTGTTGTTGATGCATCATTAGAAGTTGTCGCCGCAGCGCGACGGATGATCCCGCCACGTCGATCAATATCGACGTTGTTGCAGTCGGGAGTTTCGTTTGGCTTAAGGTCAAAGCGGTTAGCCGTAGTGTTCAGCCCACCGTTGAAGTCGATGACGTTCTCAAGCGATAGCGGCGACGAAACGCCAGGACTGGGAAGGGGACGAACGGGAGGCATCAGCTACTCGAAGTCATATCGAAGGCGGGCAGGCACCATGTTGTGGATGCCTCTACGGGTTCCACCATTGAGCCGCAGTGGGCCATCCTTCGTTGGCCCACGGAACCAGTTGTTCTCCTGTAGTGCAAGCACATTGTCGGCTTTGGCTGCAAAGTAGGTAGAGCGCTGGCCGTCGTCCAGGTACGCAAATGCCTGGGCGATGGCATAGTGTAGGATTGCCTCGTGGAAGGGCGTGGGCATGTCGGGGATTGACGAGGCCGAAGTAGCCGAGTAGTACCCACCAGGCACCGTGCCGCTGACGTAACCGACAGGGGGGCTGACAAACGAGATAGGCTCCCTGAAGCCCTCCAAGCGCAGCGTGTAAGCCACAGTGTTGCTGGGGATGGGCCACACTTTGACAGTGAAGCCCGCTTCCCAGCCGATGTTGTTAGCGCCCGACAGGGCAAACTGATTCTGCTCAATTGTGTAGCAGCGGGGATCGCCCGTCGTTGTATCGTTTGCCCGATACAACTTGTCGAACTCCTTGTTGTCCACGAACGCCAGCTTGTTATCCCTGAGGGTGTCAAAGATCGCCTCAATGGCGTTAGGCCCAGCAGGCGCTGCCACGGTGGCCGTGGTAGTCGCCCCAGCAATTAGCTCCTTCATGGTGAAGCTAAAGAGCGTGCCAGTGCCCGTCAGCGTGTAGGTCCACGTCTGACGGTAGAAGGGCCAGTTCGGTTTCCAGTAAGCGCAGTGCTGCCACGCTTCTTCGAGAAACAGATTGATGGTGGCGTCGGGAAGATCGGTTGCGTCTGTCTGCGTGATCAGACGGACGTTCGTGTAGTATTCAGATCGGTTCAAGACGGAGCCTTGGTGGTCATCTTCTGGGCCTTGGTGACTGCCGCTGCCTTCAGCAGCTCAGCCCCCGTAGCGGCGGGCATCTCAATGTCGTCGTAGGAGCCAGCCACGGGGCGGGTAGTTTCCGACGATCCAACTGGACGGGTGCCTTCGTCCGCATGGCGAAAGCGCCCTTCGTGCTGGTGGCGAGCATGTGGGTTCGACTCGTGGACTGGGCGGATCACAGGAACTCCAGGTGGTAGAACGAAGACGGGGAGCGGAGCGACGATGCTCCGCTCCCCGATCAACTGAACAAGCGCACCAGCCAGATCAGCTGGTGCTCGTCTCACACTGCGGTGAGGTTGGTGAACGCCCCAAGGCGCTTGCGGTTGCTGGCGATCAAGTTGCCGTAGCAGATGATCTGAGCAACGCGGATGTCCTGGTTCTCGGGCTGCTTGAACGGAGTCGCATAGAACCACTTCGACGAGTGACCCACCAAACGCACGTACTTGGTGTTCAGGTAGTAGAAGTAGTTGCCCGTCGAACCAACGCCAGTGCCCGTACCATCGACGTAAGCGTCGTAAAGGATGGGGGCAGCCTTGAACATGAGGTTCTCGAAGCCCGCATCCGCCGCACGGGAATCTTGGAATCGCTGGTTGGCCTGGATCAGACCCTCGTACGACTCGTAGATGTCCTGCGTGGTGAGCAGCACGTTGGGCTTGTCGTTGCCGACCGTGAGCGAGTTATACTTGCGCCCAAGGTTCTTGATCGACGGCGACGTGGTGGAGGTATCCACGCTCGGGTTCCACCAAGTGTTGGTGGAAGCATCAATGCCACCCACCGTGTTGTTGGCGGTAGCCGCAAGGTTCTTCAGGCCGTTCCAGTCCTTGCCACCGTTGCCAGTGCCGTCGTCGAGGAACATCTCATCCATGTTCTCAAGGATCGTCTCCGTGGTCTGGGTGATCTTGGAATCAAGGAGGTTGATGACCTGCTCTTCGCCGTTGTTCTTGGCTTCCTCTAGGCCCTCGATCACGACAGAAGCAGCGTACTGCTTCCACTCGTACTCGGCGGCGGTGATGCCAGCCTGCGCTGCGGTCGAAAGCACGTCGGAACCCGAGTAGGAACCAGCCGTGTTGTTCTTGGCATACATGAGCGGCTGGACAATCTTGTGTCCACCCGACTCCATTTGAATCTGGCCAGCCTGCTTCAGGAAGTACACCAGCACGCGGCTGGAGAAGATTGCGTCAACCATCGTCGAGCGATGGTTGGCCAGGGTGGTTGCGAGGATCTCGTCGTAATTGCTATTGCCAGGAATGGCGGAAACTCCTTGGGAGCCATCGGTTCTTCACCGATGGAGGCTTGGATGGGCTATTCGCCCGTGTACAGAATGCCGTCCCTTGCAAGCAGATACGCTTCCTTTAGGTTCCTTGGCTTGACCGTAGTTGTGCTGCCATCGGGGCGACCAGCGGAGCTGGTCCCCAGATGTACGACACTTGCTTTGGCCTTGCTTTCGGTGATGGTTGCTTCGGCCGCTTTGCGCGCCTTAACGGCGGCAAGAGCTTCCTGAGCTTCATCAAAGAAAAGGTCGCGATAGGCTGCTTGAAGGTTGAACGAATGCTTGACAGCATGTGCAAATACATCCTCCATCTGGTCATCACTGACCTGATATTTGGATTTCAATGCGCTGACTTCGCCGTCGATCTTGCGGTTCGCTTCCGTCTGATTGAGACGTTCAATCTCCCGCTCCAGAACTTTGAGCTTCTGGTTGGTGGGATCATCGTATTCGTCGTCTTGACCAGCGAACGATTCTACACCAAGGCTGCGAGCTAGGGTTCTGAGGGTTTCCTCAGGATCGGTTTGCAGCGCTTTGTACAGATTCGTTGCCTGCTCAAGTTCAGAGCGTTGGCTTGCCAGGGTTTGTGTCTTGCGGGTATAATCCTGCTTCAACATGAAACCCTCGGTGAGTTCATCGAGTGTCTTTTCCACAGGAACGCCGTTTACCGTGATGGTAAACGTCTGCGGTTGGACTGGTTCGCTGGCCTCAGCGGCCCCCTCAGAGTCGCTCCCGTTCGGGAGTTCTGTGGTGGCCTCGGTCGTATCGACCATGGACATTCGGTAATGCCTCCATCGGAGTGCCTGATGGCTTGCTCCTAATGGGTGGGATAACCGTCCCAATTACAGTTTGATGACTTCTTCGACGGGCTCGATCTTGGACTGGGCAACGTCGATAGTGCCGTCTTCTTTATAGGCAGGTTCCCATGACGCCACGCCTGGTTTGTCAAGCATGTCATCCCCGAACGCCACCCGCACGTCGGTAGCGCTTACCTCAATAGGTGTAACGT